ATCAACAGGCAGCTTAAGCTTAGAATGATCCATCGGCATATTCTTTCTGTATTCTGCTGTAGCTATCATACAAGCGTGATATTTGATAGTTAGATTCTTCTGTTGATTAGAAATGGATGTCATCCTACTGGACTGCTCCAAATTCATGAAGTCCATATAGTTGTGTGTGTTATCACAAATCATGAGTATCTTGCGATCAGGGTGACGATTGCGATAGTAGCGAAGGTTCCTCTCCAGAGTACTTAAGGTCGCTCCATCTTCGCTGTCGATTATAACTAGGCGCTCTGATTCAATTAAAGCTCTGAAAGATTCATTTGCTTTGTTGAATGCATGCGTAAATTCAGGAGGATAGTCTTTTAACGTAAATTTTGGTTGAACAACCATCCCAATAGTAAGTGCGGGTCCATCTGGATATAGCATTCTATAAATGTTTGTTTTGATCCGGGGCTCTATTTGCTCATAGCTATCGTCAGTGCTGTGAATTATCACAGTAGTGTTGTCGTCTGAAAGTGCAACATCAGTACCAATCATCAAGCATGTAGCTGTCTTGCCTGAGTTAGCCCTGCCACCAACATACATTAGCGCTCCTGAAGACCAAGACATACCGCCATTCATACTATCGGCAAAAATGTCAAAATAATTCATTTTGAATCCAGCTGTAGAAGCATCAGTAGAAGCATTAGCTCTTAATTCCTGGATTGCGTCAAATCGATTTATTTGATAATTGATTCCAATTGAGTCTGTTTTGAACTCCTTTTCAATCAGTTCAAGCATTTGTTCATGCGTAGCCATGTGGGCCCTAATATTATTAGGGTCCTGTTCTACTGCCCGCATATATGCTTCTGCTGCAGTTTTACTTTTCTCTAATTTCTGGGAGAACTTATTTGTACGTATTGCATTCACATCTGCAAGAATAGCGGATGTTGAAACTGTAGTGAAGGAAGCTAATTCTTTAATAAGTAGCTCCCTTTTTACTTCAGTTTCTTCCGTAGCGATAATGGGTACCATCTTCTGACAAATCACATCAGGAGTATGATCTGTAGAGAAGGAGTTCAGTTGCCACTCAAATGCAGACATCTTCTTTAAGTTGAGATAGTCTTCTGGAGAATCGGAATCTTTTAAAAATTCATCCGTATCGTTAACCTCAGAATTTTGAGGAGGCATAACAATATATGTACTGACACCAGATGTGGTCTTTAATATATTCTCTAACACTCTTTGTGTAGCTGCATGTCCAGCTTGATCCCAGTCGAAATTTAAGAAAAGTTTTCTTATTCCGATTTGTTTTAAATAGAGCAAGTGTGTCTCTGTAAACGCTGTGCCGCAAACTGAAACAGCATTTTTAATTCCAAGTCTGTAGAGCTGCATGAGCTCTCCAGGACCTTCGACAACGTAAAGACCATACTTCTTGGCGTCACGATAAGCTACGTCGATGCCCATTAAAGCCTTAGTCTTCTTGTAAATGGCTGACTCAGGACTGTTTGTGTATTTTGGGATGTTGTCTTCTTCGAAGTTCTGGTTCCTGCAAATAAACCCAACAGTTCTTTTGCAGTGATCCTTTATCGCAAAGGTTATTTTGCTTTCAGCGAAGTAGTCGACCCATCGAGTACTAATTAGATTGGTGCTCGAGATGTAACTGGAGTCCCACCCCTTTGCAACAAGAAGCGATACTAGATGATCTTTATCTATGCTTCCTGCAGGCATAAGACTTTGAATCCAATTGCGCTCGACCATGTACTCGTTATTTTTTGGGTTAAGCCCTGCTAATACATCAGAGATTTCTTGAGCTAGCTTGAATAACTTAATACGTTCTCTATCTTCCTCTGAGAGGACGCCAGGAGAATAAGGTATGTCTAGGGTATCGCAAAGTGTGGGGATCGTCAGGGTGATCCATTCAGGGCCACTTAAAGGTAGCTGATCGAAGTGTTCTGCACAGGTGAATATATCACCAGAGAATTCACATGAAAAACATTTTACAGTTTCATTGTTAGTCCTAGGGTTCAGGCTCATATTGGGCCTGCCCGTATCATTGTGAGCAAAGCAATGGAACTTTTTATTTAAATCAGTATCTGCAGACATTTTTTTTAATAAGTACTCAGGAAGCTTCGACCTTAATAGTGCGATAACTTCATCTGTGTCAGTAATATACATTTATTTCCTTTTCAAGAGGAGGCTACTTATTGCGTAGCTGGGTATAGCTTTTCTAAAAGCGTTTTGAGGTATAGCTGTAAAATTTACATTTTTCTAATACTAATTTGTTCAATAAGGAAGCTCACAACACATAACTCTTTGTTATGATTGCGGACCCCCGTTACGATTCGCCGTTCTCGCCTTGTAAATCTTGTAGCGAGAACTCTTTTTGAGTGCCGTCTTCTTCGTGGCAGATATACTTATAATCACAGAAGCGGCACTGCCAGTCGCCTTTTTGAACGGGCTTAACGACTCGGTTTTTGCCTTCCTCCAGCTGCTTCTTTCGCTTCTCGTATTGAGTCGCATCGGTTTTGCTAAGCAGCCCTTGTTCATGCAGTTGAGCTATCTTCTCTTGAGTGAAGAGCAGCTCATAATCAGCTGCGGGTATTTCGCCCTTTTCACTTTCAAGACAATCAGAAAGCAGCTTGTAGTTTTCTAAGATGCTTTGAATTGTGATGTTAGAATTAACCTTCTTGGTAGTGATTGGAGTGTGACCTTGGTAGAAAATATAATCAAGGTCGTCGTCGCCTTTTTCAACAGTAATCATGTATTCAGCGAAACGACCAGTGTCACGAGCACCATATGTAAGTAACGCAGCACCAAATTCCTCATTACTGTTGCCGTACCACCATTGATAGATTCCTAATTGCATTAAATGTGATTCTCTGGGGGTGCCAATAAGACCCTTCTTATGTTGAGAATCAGTGCCAAGAACACTATTAGCATTAAATCCGTAAACCGATTTAACTTCAACAATGTGAAGATTGGTTGTTTCTGGATCAACTACAATTAGGTCGATCTTGCCGGAAATATTATAGCCAGGGACATATATACTAACTTGAGAGCCAATATAGATCCCTGACTCTTTCGCCATATTGATACAATACTCTTCATACAATTCACCTTGGATCCAAATCCAACGCATGTATTTGTCTGTAGGCGTCTTATATTCGTTAACAAGGTCAACGAGAGGCTTTAGGTGATCGTATTTCTTATCAAAATAATAATTATCTTTAGCGAATCTAAAGAAAGCCTGCCTTCGGCATTTCCCTACGGGAGCCCCGTCTACTACTGCTGTTGCGGAGCTAGGCCACAAGGTGGGAGCTTTTTGCTCCCCTAACTTAGGGCGTTCTAAGTACTGAGAGACATGCTTGATAAAGGACCAAGTCATTTAATTATCCTTTAAGTTTATTTTTGATTCAGCTATCTCAGCTTCGGCCTCGGCTTCAGTCTTTTGAAGTTCGAACTGAGTTTTTATTTCCTTTACTCGTTCATCTTGGAAAGCTTGAAATTTATCTCCCATTTCAATTTCAATGTCTTTGCCTTCAAGTTCCTGATAGAGATACTCCACGAGTAGAGATAATTGAATCATGGAATTGAAGTTATAGTCGATTCTAGCTTCAAGAGCTTGAGAGAGAGGGATTAAGAATCCGAAGGGTACTGGTTGTTCTTGAACGTTAGGGTCTAGTTCGTCGTTTGACATGTTTAGATTACGCCTTTTTTTGTGGGTAAATGTGATCCTAAATAAATAGGAGTGGAGTCGTTAAAGTTTGTGTTGCCATCTGAATCTTGATAAACGATGGCGTAGCCATTCATTGCATTTTTAAATCTTAGATCTGCTCTGAATTGATAGGGGAGTTTATGCGCCATTGCGCCTTGTTCGATAAGGAGCTTTCCAGAGATAACACCCTTGTACACCTTATGTGTGTGACCCACAACGATAGAATCAAAATCGCTAGAATCCATACGTTGTGAAAAGTGATCGTGAAGTTTAACTACGGTTGCGCCTGGGTATTTGCTTCCGAATCCACTTGGATGACAGAAGATAGTTTTTCCAATTCGGACGTACCACGAGTCGTATTTTTGATAATGAACGTTCTTGAAATCTACGATAGTTTCTAATTCACCAAAAGTGTTTAATTTTTCTCCTGCAGCAATGCGTGACAAAAGGTCTGGACGGTAGACTTTCATAACATCGCTTGATAGTCCACTTTGTTTTATCGCTCTAGTAGTTCTATAATCATGGTTCCCAGAGACCATAACCACCGTGGGAAAGTTATTCGACAGATAGTGTACTAAGTCGAATGCAGCAATGTATTCTTTTATTGCAGCAATACTTTTAGTCTTACTGAAGGTGCTGAACATGTAGGCATCAAGGATGTCCCCATTCAGAACTACAATATCAGCGTCTTTATGCTTATCAAGTGCTGCTTTCATATCTTCCCAGAGGAAGAATGGTATGTGCAGATCACTGAAAGATATTATTTTTCTGGCTTTTGAAGTGCTAAGCCCTAGCTCTAACTTAGAGCTTTTAGACCTGAACTCCTTAGCGGTGTCAATAATATTCTTCCATGCATTGTCGTAAGTTTGAGATACTTTTGAATTATCTTTTCGAGAAATTTTAGTTCTTACTGCGTCGAAGGTTCGCTTCACTGGAAAGCCAGGAGTTCCTTGCTCATGTTTTAGGCAGATTAATTCAGCAATTTCTTTAAAGGTTTTTTCACCAGTAAATAGTTGCAATAGGTATTCTTCTTCAGGAGTCCATCTCATAAAAGTCCTTATAAATATTAATTGAATTTAAAATAAGCTTTATATCTGGCTCAACTTGCTCAACCTTTACCTTGCAGGTAACGATTGTAGTTTCTTTTAAGCCTAGACTTGAAACTTTTTTCCATAGCTGTGGAAAAATAACAATTTCAGCTGAACTAGTTTTATCATTAATTTCAACGAAAGCCATCTGTTTGTTTTTTCTTGTTGTAATCTCTTTCATAGAAAGGATGACACCAGCGACGTTAGCGTAGTCACCTTCCTCTAATGAATCCAGGTCGTCTTTTTTAATTGATATCAAATCTAGTGGGTGTCCACCAATGTAACAACCAATGTAATTTGCTTGATTTAATATCTCTTCCATACCTAGCTCAATAGAATCTGACTTAAGAAGTTCGGGGAACTCAGGCTTATCTTTCGGCTTTAGAGAGACTTTTTTCTTTAAGTTCTCAGCTTCTAATGGTTCTAGTTCCTCAGACATGAGATGAAAATTGTCTATGTCATTCTCTTTTACTTTATCTTTATCAATTCTGTTCTGTATTTTCTTAAGTTCTTTTCTAAGAAAGTTTCTACGCTCTATAAGCGGAACAACTTGGTTGTTGTAATTGTCTCGCTCCACAACGTCTAACTGGCGCTGCTTGTAGTCTTCAAGATCTCTTACGTATGCGTAAATTAAAGGGCACTTCTCTAGAAGTCCTGCTCTATCGTAACCTAGCTTATCGAAGGCACCAGCCTTAACAAGAGCATCGAACGTTTTTGTATTTACTTTTTGAAGGTTAATTCTTGAAATAAAATCTTTAACAGATTTAAAGGGTGTTTTTTGTCGAGCTTTAATAATCATACGAGCAGCAGTCTTGCCGACGTCTCTGATTGCATTGAGCCCAAAGTATATCTCGCCATCACTGATTGTGAATTCGTATCCGCTTTGATTAACAAATGGCGGATACACATGCACACCAAACTTTTTAGCTTCTTGAATGTATTCAGGAGCTTTAATTGCCCAGGATTTAGGCTGTAAAGTTTTACTTCTTGTGGACATCAACGCAGTAAAAAACTCCACAGGGTAATGCGTCTTCATATACGCGCTTACATAAGTGAGTATGGAGTAGCTAACGCTATGTGCTTTATTAAAGCAATTAGAAGCTATAATTCCATTCTCGAGAACAAAGTTATGATTGCCTTCCAAAGAAGCTACACCAATATCATAAACTTCTTCTTCTCCAAGGTACTCCTTTGAAATTATTTTCATAAGTTAATCCTTTATTCTAATGGTTAAATCACTTAACTTTAAGGGCCTGCTAGAGCCTCTTTGAGAGGCTCTTTGAAGTCTTGTTAAGTTCACTTGTCGCTTTAGGTCTACTAAGCTAGAAGCATAAATAGTTGTGGTTTCAAATCCATCGAAATTGAATTTGTTTTTATAGTTGTCAATATCTGCAAGATTACAGAATTTTGGGTTTTCATAGGTTGCGACTATACGCATTTAGGTTCCTTGAGGTTTCGTTGGGTATTTCAATGAATGTTACTTGAGAGCTCTCCCAAGTACAGACATAACTTTTGTTAGTTGTTGTAGTGAATTCTGTTGAGTAGAATTCGTGTGGCTCTATTCTATAAGTCTTTATAGACTTGATGGTTAGGCCGTGCCATTTCGTCCACTGTAGAGCACCTTCTAGTGCTTCTTGAAACGAGTCGAACATTTTTCTTTTCCTTTATATATAAAAAAAGGGGTAGCCCGCCAATGCGAACTACCCCTCAAAACTAAAAGATTACTTTATATTACTGTGTGTTGATTACTTTAATTAAATTGACTGCCAACCAAATGCTGCTGTACCTATAACTTTTATTTTTTGTCCTGCAGTAAGCGTAGTGTTGGAAGCAGGGCTTCCATCAATCTGACTGGTGGAAGCAAAAGTTATAGTATTTGAGCCCACATTTTTGATTACATACTCTTTAGAAACCATGTCGGAATCGTTAGAAGTAGCCAAAGTGCAAGTACTATCCGACTCTACGTTGAATAGAATAGTATGGTCGTCACCAACAATAGTATAAGAATCGGTTTTGATTAAAGTTTTTCGTCTAACTCCATCAGTTTCCAAAAGACCGTTAATGCTAACATTGCCATCAGCAGTAATATTACCCCCAGACAATAATGTAAGATCAACTCCAGCTGCTATTTTAACGTCACCACTTGCAGAGTTTAGATTTAAATCACCAGAGGTAGATTTAAGATCATTGGCGTTTAATTGCAAATTGTCTACAGTAAGCTTTGTTAAGCTGGTTAGTGCACCGCCAGTCAAAGTAGCAGTACCATCAGTAAGAGTACCAAGAGTAACAGTACCGAGAGTGCCAATGTTTTTAGAACCATTGACCACAAGAGCTTTACTTGCAACTGCTGAACCAGGAGTTGCGCCATCAAGAACTTCAATCTCCCCATCGGCTAACGCAACAAGCTCTGTGGCAACAGCTGCTGTCAGGCTGGTTGAAAGCGTAGTAAGTTGAGTGTTTAGGCCTTGTTTAGCATCAAGCTGTGTCTGGATAGAGCCAGAAGCATTGTTAAGATGATTTAGTTCGGTAGTGGAAATTAACGCACCGTCGAGAATTTCTAGCTCTGCTTCGCTAATCACTGCGTTACCAAAAGTAATGGTGCCTGAGAAGATTGGATTGGCCGCTGGAGCTTTAGCATCAAGCTGTGTTTGGATGTTACTTGTAACTCCATCAACATAATTCAGTTCAGTTGCGTCAGCAGTAATATCAGTACTACCAATAGCGAGTGTAGTTAAATCTACACGCCCTGCAACAGTAAGGGTTCCACTTGCAACAGTAAGCAGGTCAATATCATCGGTGTGCCCAATATTAGATCCGTTAATCTGAATATCATCAACCGCCAGGATTCCCCCAGTAAGAGTTCCAGTTGTTGTGATTGCACCTGAACCAACATCAATGGACGTGAATCCATTAGTAATACTACCTGAATCCAAAGCACCCACAGTAGTCAAGCTTGAAGCAACTACACCTGAACCGAGAGTAGTAGCTGAAAGTACAGACGCATTATTAATTCTGTAGTCATTACCACTAGCAAGATCGATACCGTCAGCATCGATATGCGCCTCTTCAGCACCAGCTATAGAGAGTGAAATCTCACTAGAAAAAGGAGCGTCAAGCCGAAGTTCGCCAACTTTATTGACAATATAAGAATTAGTTCCACCATGATAAAGGCTTAGATCGTTACTCGTGCCTAAAGTAAGTCTGCCGGTTGCACTGTCTGCGGAATAGCCGTCTATATCTGCGTCTGTAGCTAAATTAATAACTTGAGTAGTAGAGATATTACTTGCAGTAGAGATGGTTCCAAAACCAGAAGCAATACTACCTGAGGCAAGAGCACCTACTGAAGTAAGGCTAGAAGCGACAACACCGCTTCCGAGAGTAGTGGCAGACAAAACATCAGTACCAGCAATCTGATACTTCTTTGTTGCTACAAGATTGAGATCGTCTTTCATATCTCCTGTAAGATCAAGATCACCTGGAATTGCAATGATTCCGTCTACATGCCCAACAGTAAGAGTCCCTGAGCTATTCAAAGTATCAAAGATTGTAAGGTTACCAGCTGCACCATCAAGATCGGTAACAGCTGTTAATTCCATAGCTTCGCCACCGATAGCAGCAGCTATAGATGCTGCAGTAATACTAGCGCCAAGTGAAACTGATTGACCTGCAATACTCATGGCGCTTTGAGCTAACTCAGCATTTGCAATACCGCCATCCTTGATAGTTACAGCACCACTTGAAACAAGGAAGTTGTCACCTGAAAAAGAAGCTACACCTAAAGTTGAAGCAGTAGCAGTATCGACTGCAATTGTTAAAGCTCCAGCTCCATTGTCAGCATAACTAAGACCAATTGCTTGGCCGTCGCTTAGTAACTCACTAACTCTATCGTCTACTCTTTCATCAGTGTAATACTTGTTGTCAGAATGCTCTGTGAGATTTTGAGTTGTATGATTAGAGATGCTAGTTACTACACCAGAAAAAGTAGTTGCAGTGACAGTACTAAAAGTAACATCATCAGTAGTCGCAACTGCTTGACCGATACTAAACGTACCATTAAGATGGGCAACGCCAGTTCCACCGCTTAGTTTTGAAATAACATAAGTGGGGATGCGAGATGCTAACATAGATTTTTCTATACCGTTGCCACCATCATCAATAATGAGCAGGTCGGCATCAGCGATAGCAGCGTCCATTTCATCCGCACCATCAATATCTAAAGCACCAAGTGAAACTTTACCAGCAGTATTAATCGTAGCTAAATCAGTATTAGAGACTTGGCCTGCAGCAAAAGTAATAGTGCCAGCTGAAACGTTGAGAGTCTTACCTACGCCAACAGTAACGTCGGAACCAGAAATACTACCACTAGTAATTTTTACATTAGTCATATCTTGATTATTGAAATTTACAGCCCCACCAGCAGCAAATGCATTGATAGTAGTTGCTGTAATGTTGTCTGAATAGACATGGCGCATTCTTAGTGCATTAGTACCCAGATCATGAGTTCCATCTACTTTTGGAACTACACTAGATGCAAGACTACCTGTTACGGTAATATCGTCTGCAGCAGCATTGCCTAGCGTAACTGCTCCTTGCAAAGTTGTTGTACCGCTAACAGTAGCACTACTTGCACTTAAAGTAGTCGCAGTAACAGCAGCTGCAGTTGTACCACCAATAGTTGTACCATCAATAGAGCCACCAGTGATAGCAACTTCTTCAAAAGAAGGAGCTGCACCTCCAGAAGTGCTAATTGCGCTTCCTGAAATCAAAACATTACCAGCTTGGATCGTACCAGAAGCAGTGATATTATTAATTCCAGTGAGATTTTTACTATTGTCTACAGTAAGAACTTTATTAGCCTGAGCAGTACCTAAAGTTACAGCAGTAATGTAATCTATTGGAGTCCCATTGGCTTGAGGAACTTTTAGAGAGCTTCCGTTAGGAACTTCAAGATCAGCCACAAGCGTGGCTACTTCATGGGAGCCTACAGTTGTAGTAGGTTCGGCAGACGCATTTTTAAAGATTTTGAATTTACCATCAGATGCAGCTCTAACAAAACCATGATAATCGGTTTCAGAAGAACCATTAACAGCTTTTCCATAGAATCCGATATCGAATACATCGCCAGTATTGTCTTTTGCAAGACTTATAAGCGGATCTTCTGCTGCTATAGTTGTCACTTCAGCAACAATGTTTGATCCGGTTACGGTTAGCGTACCGCCTACAACAAGATTCCCAGAGGTAGTCAAGGTTTCTGTTTCGACGTGCACCGTGTGCACGGCGCCCCACTTAAAGGAGCTGTCTCCGAGGTCATGATCTCCGGATGTTTCAGGTTTTATTTTTGCCATGGTAATCTCTCCTGCAATATAAAGTTTTTAATTTAAAGTGTAGTACCTGTAAAGGTAATGTCGCCAGTTGTGGTGTCTATTGTAAAATGTCGATCTTCGTGTGTTTTTGCTTTGGTTCCATAGAATGTCAAATCGGCAGCACCACTATTCGCTATTGCTTGTGCGAAATCAATCCTAAATGGCCCTGCATGACTTGATAGCATTATTGTATCTGGAAGATATATTCCCGCGGTCGTCGTTTCCATAAGCAATCCGCCGCCTCTAATTTCTAAAAGATCAATATTATCTGCATTGGTTTTAACCTGCGCATCAAGTAGAGTAGCTTCTCCAACAACATCTGTTGCGCTATCTATATAGTTTGTGCCACTTCTACTTTCATAGTTACCTGTAGAACTAATCCCAATAGCAGTTTCGTGAAGATTTCCTAATGAGTTAAGAGAAGTTATGTTAATTGTTTGCAACCTAACTTGCTCATCAACCCCTTCAATAGCTGCTTTAACAGTTGCTGCTACACTGTAGTTAGCATGATTGGCCCAAGAACCTAACGTGCCTCCAGTAGCTAAGCCTATAGTTGTTTCTATTTGATCAACTTGTGAATGTAACGCTGTGTCTTCAGAAGATAGGACTCCAGAAGCATTAATAGAAAGGTTATTCCCATTAATCTTAACACCACCAAGAATGCTTGCTGTTGCAATCACAACAGGACCAGTAGCTCCTGTTACTCCAGTGAGGCCCTGGTCTCCTTGCGGTCCTGTAGCCCCAATACTCCCTTGGAGTCCAGTTGCCCCTGTATCACCTTTGACGCTCGCTTGGAAGCTGGTGTCTGCTGCTAGGTCATCCCCAACGCTTGCTATAAAGCCACTGTGGGTAGAAAGAGTGGTCGCAATAGTTGCATTGTTTGCACCGGCACCAGCCGCTCCTGTAGCGCCGGTCGGTCCTGTAGCTCCAGCCGCTCCTGTAGCGCCGGTGTCGCCTTGAGGCCCTGTTACTCCCTGGGTTCCCGTGTCTCCAGCGGGACCTTGGACGCCAGTGTTTCCTATAGGGCCTGTTGCCCCAACGGACCCTGTAGCTCCAGCATCGCCTTGAGGCCCTTGAATTCCTTGAGATCCAGTTGCTCCTACAGGGCCTGTTGCCCCGGTGGGGCCTTGAGATCCGGTACTTCCGGTCGTCCCAGTATCACCTTGCAGTCCTGTGGCCCCAGTAGATCCTGTTGAGCCCGTGTCTCCAGTGGGACCCTGGACGCCTTGAGTGCCTGTTGGTCCAGCAGCTCCAGTGTCGCCTTGCGGTCCGGTTGGTCCTGTATCACCCTGCACACCTTGTGGGCCTGTTGCACCTGTTGGTCCAGTAGAACCCGCGTCCCCTTGAGGACCGGTACTACCAGCAGCCCCAGCAGATCCTGTAGCTCCTTGAGGGCCTGTGATCCCAGCGGTACCTTGAACACCTTGAGGACCTGTATCGCCTTGAATTCCTTGAGGTCCAGTTGCTCCTGCAGGACCAGTAGAACCCACGTCACCTTGAGGGCCTGTGCTCCCTGCTGCTCCAGTGGCACCGACAACTCCCTGAGCTCCCTGGGGACCTTGAGTCCCCGTATCGCCAGTATCACCTTTTGTACCTGTAAACTGACCGAAATCAGACCAAACACTCCCATCATAGACAACAAGATGTCCAGACATATCGCCAGCTAAAGGACTCGGCGTACTACTATCAGATCTGCTGTCAGTAGTGATAACAAAGAAGTATGGATTTTGTGCAGTGATTGAAGAGGTAGCCTGAATACTACTAATAGCACTCTCGATTAAGACTCCTGTTTGGTCTATAGCGAATGCGTCGCCTCTGGGGCCAGTTGACCCAGTTGCGCCTGCCGGTCCTGTTGCACCAGTATCACCCGTTGAGCCTTGCACTCCATTTGCTCCGTCGGTTCCGTCAGCGCCTGTTGGGCCAGCAACGCCTGTTGGGCCAGCAACGCCTTGAGCACCATCGTTGCCAGTCGCCCCTTGGGGTCCAACTGCTCCGTCAGCACCAGTTGCACCATCGGCACCAACGGGTCCTTGAATCCCTTGTGGACCGTCAACGCCTTGAGCCCCTGTGGGGCCTTGAGCTCCGTCGATTCCGTTAGAACCGTTAGTTCCTGTTGCTCCTTGTGGACCCGTAGCGCCAGTAGGACCAGTTGCGCCAGTGTCGCCTTGAGGCCCTGTTGCTCCGTCGATTCCGTCAGCGCCAGTGGCGCCCTGTGGGCCAGTAGCTCCAGTGGAACCTGGATTACCTTGAGCTCCATCATTTCCAGCAGCACCTTGAGGCCCTGTATCGCCTTGAACGCCCTGAGGACCTGTAGCACCGTCGTTGCCTGTTATTCCCTGAATACCTTGAAGCCCTGTAGCGCCATCGTCTCCAGTGGCACCTTGAGGCCCCAGGGGGCCTTGGATTCCTTGTGCACCGGCATCGCCTGTAGGTCCTTGAACGCCAGTGAGGCCTTGAGGCCCAACAGAGCCATCGTTGCCCGTCGATCCTTGTGAGCCTTGAATTCCACTGTCACCTGTGGGGCCCACAGGACCTACATTGCCTGTTGGTCCTTGTGAGCCTTGTGCCCCAGCTTGACCTTGGGTCCCCTGAGGTCCAGTTGCACCAGCAGGTCCAGTTGCACCAATTGATCCTGATACTTGTGCTATGACGGTATTTGTAATCTGGGTTATGACAGAGCTGTCAATTGCCCCTTTGCGTAAGTCAGTTCTTCTTGTAGCCATTATGGAATCCTTATTAAGCTAGTGTATAGCGAGCTAAAAGTACAGGAGTGTCCGTACTACTATGTCGTCTCGGAAGCTCTGCGTCGTCCCAGAGTAAATCGATTATTTTACTAGTAGCAATTTTATAGTCGCCAGCGCCATTTGGATTCAATTGGGGAGATAAAGTCATTCCGTCTAATATAATCATTATAGTATTGACTCTTGCTGATGCAGGCAGGGTTATTGTACTCAGAGGTTGCTGCGCAGCGATGAGGGCGTCGCCTGTTAGGCTGTTACCATCTGGTTCGGGATTCCAGTCTGGAAACTGATCACTTAAATCGTATGTATGGGTTCTTTGATTGTCGTCATAAACATTCACGGTGGTTACCGTAATTGTAGAAGCGTCTATATTTACTAATCCTGGATATACAACGGCCATTTTCTCTCTCCTATTTAGATAGTGTATTTTGGATCATATTAACATTATGGTTGATCTGTATACAATCCATGGATCTCACTAGTACTTAAATTAGTGAAACCGCTTATGGTCAAAGTCATTCCGTCTGCAGTTAAATGATAGCCTGGTCCCAGGTTGGTCGGGTCAGGCATTCTTGATAGTGCTTGTCCGTCAACAAAAAACATAGAATTGTCTACATGATCAACGCTCACAGGAGCAACTAATGAAATTTCTTCAGGGTTAGCAGTCCCTGATGCGATGATTGTATGATAAGAAGGAAGAGAGTTCATTATCTCTTCATGGGTGCTCGTTTTATTGACATTTAAAGTGTCAATTTGAACTGTACTCCCTATAATATGGGTCCCGTTAGAGATATTTGTAGAGTGTGTAGCCATAAGAAAACCTCTTATTGTGTTTTTAATATTAAGTTTCGTTCATATATGGATTCAATTTCAACCATTTCGTTATTAATAGTTAAAAATTTATGTTCTGGAGTGCAAGAAATCTCAGCTCCAGTATCTGTTACGTACTTATAACATTTCTTTTTGCCTTTTTCATACCATTGAGCAACTCTTTGTAAATAAAATCTTTCAGAATTAGTATCAGCAGAAACGATAGTCGCAGGAATTTTGTTTTTAACAATACTTTCAATACTTAAGGCTCCACCTTGAGCCTTGATCTTTGTGCTTCCATGCAGGCAGTAGTCTGCGAATCCCACAAGGTTTTCCCATAGGTCTTGACTATAGGATTCTGATAAGCCACCTACAGAAATACACCCAGTTACAAATTTCTTTTGATACTCGTTGAGTACTTCTACTTTCTTCTTGCCCATAGCTCTCCTAATGTCATCGGCTTCTTTGGGAGTGAACCCAGCGATACTAGAACAGATTTCCATAACTTGCTCCTGATAGACAAGAGTCCAGTATGAACTTTTTAAAATGTTAGCTATGTTTTCTGGAAGACTTGATGGTGGAGCGTTATTATATTTGTTGATTATGTATTCTTTGTCGAGTCCCGCTTGTAGCGGACCTGGTCTGTTCAAAGCAGAAATAGCAGATAAATCTTCTATAGATCTTGGTTTAATTTTTACAATGAGCTTTTTAGCCACGCCAGAAGTTTCCATCTGAAAGACTCCTGTGAGTAAGCCTTTGTCTAATGTGGCATATGTGGCTTCGTCAAAATCTTCAATAGCGTATGGATTTAATTTAACATCATGGTTTTCTTCAACAAGGCTCACACACTCTTTAATTATAGAAAGAGTATCTATTCCCAAGAAGTCGAATTTAATCAGACCTAACTCTTCACATTCGTCTTTGTCGAATTGAGTTATTCTTTCAGCTTTTTTATTCTTCCATAGCGGGACTATATCATCTATGTCGTTATCACTAATGATAATTCCAGCGGCATGGATACCAAAATTAGATACCATGCCCTCTATCCTGTCAGCGAATTCCAAGAAGTCTCCATATCTCTCATCGTCTTTAACTTCAGGGTTCAATTCAAGAACCTCTTCTAATGTAGCTTCCTTACCAAACTTAGGTGGAGGAATCTTCTTTAACAGCTCGCTTAAATCTTCAGACTCTTTTTCAGTGATTCGATAATAAGAGCGAGCAAGACTTTTTGGCTTAAAGGTTCCGTGCGTTATTATATTCGCTACTTTATCTTGACCCCAATAATCAGCACACCACTCGATTGCAATTTCTCGATCTAAAGCATCATGGTCAATATCAATATCAGGAGGAGATCCGTCTATAGTATTTGACCTGGCTTTTAAAAAATCAAATTCATCTGTCAACCTAGTTATATAAAGTAAGATACTATTATAGGGGTTGTTAGCGAAAATTGGTAAGTGAAGATCTTTATCTTGAAGGTTCGCAACTGAATACAAGCAGTCTGAAATCATTTGTAAATCTTTTAAAGAAGACATTTTAATTTCAAACTCTAGGAAATCAGGGTCTACTTGATTAATTCTTTCATCTATAATACATTTATCAATGTACTGTAATATTTCTTTTCTTTTTTGATCCATGAGGTTCCTATGTTTAAGCGTTGGATTCTGCCAAGTGTTCGTAGATGTAAGGGTGGTTGTTAACTACCCTTACATTGGGGCTTCTTTTTCGTTAGCGTAGAAAGCCGCTAAGTTTACATGGCGGCTAGTTGTAGCAGAAATAAACCTTCCAGCAGCTTTAGTGTAATCGTAAAGAATTTTGGTTCCGTCAGGGAGCGTTTCTCCTATCTTGAGTTGATAGGAGTACAAATCGTACCCGTCAGTCCAGTAATTGTCTGTGAATGATTTTGCAGGCGCATTGTTGCGCCAAAATTTAGGTATTTGGTCTATTTTCATTTTTTTCGGAATTCCATTGTACGGTTATCGCTGCAATTAAATTAATATAATAATCGCAATAATCATTATTAACCCAACTTCCATCATCGTGGCGGAAAGCCGTATTGGGTCTTTCACTTTTCATTATTGAATCAGCACAGTCTGAAATCTTTTCAAAGCGATGCTCATCATGTAAGTCTGAATGATGCTTAATTAAAAATTCTACAGCTTCAGCTGTAGTCGTTACCTCTGGTTTCATCTGGCTGGAGTCCATTCGGTGTGGTTCATAAATTCACACCTTACTATTCGCACATCGTTACGATTCAATGAGCGTCTAGCTGTTCTGGCGTCGACTCTAGTCGTGTAAAGAGAGCGATTCTTAATATTGATTAGATGCCCGTGGTTATCTTGGATCGCGTAAAGGGTTGTTGCGTAAGTTTTATCCATAGTATTCTCTTATCGTGTGTTAAAAAGGTATAGTTATGCCATCTGCTTTGATGGCCATTTGCTTGTTGAAGATCAGAGGGGTAGCTCCTCGACCTTCATTTAAAAATCTTTCAAAGATTAAACCGTATTTGATTGGATCAACTTCAGTGATGCCTAGTGCATAAGCGATTAGGGACCCTGCAGCAGAGCCACGACCAGGCCCATGAAGGACACCTCTTGTTCGCGCTCCATCCATAAACTGAGCTACAATCAACAGGTAGTCAGAGAATCCCATCTTTTTGATTACATTAAGTTCATGAGTCAATCTGTTTTGATATTCCAAAGTCGGCATCTGACCAAACCTATTGAATAGTCCATGCTGGCTTTCTAGAGCTAAAAAGTCAATGCTAGTATAACCTTCGGGAAGGTCTTTAAACTTCGGGTACCTGTTCATCCTGTCCATAAAATAAGTGTCTGAATCTATCATATTCGCAAGTTCGACAGTGTTCGAAATAACGTCGTATGGCATTCCTTGATTTGAAGATTCGTTCCACATCCAGTCATGATCTGCCATATGAACTTTTATTTCACCAAATGAAAACCTCTTTGGATTCGACAACGTTGTCTTAGTCTGCAAGCATAATGCTGCTTCATGATGCATTTTATCATGCTCATAAGCGTAATGACAATCGTTTGTGACTATCATCGGGAAGTTGTTTTTTAAAGCGATTTGCTGCAAGACTTTATTTACAGCCTGCTGTTCTTCTTCTCGGTGCAATTGTAATTCAACGATGAATCTATCTTTGAATATGGCTCGATGATGATGAATTAATTTTTCGGCTGCAGTAATTTCGTTATTTAGTATCAGCTGAGAGGCGCGACTACCCAAGCAAGTAGTGGTAGCGATTAGACCTTCCGAGTGGTCTGCAAGAAGTTTATCATCAATCCTAGGCTTCCTATAGAAGCCAGTGGTATAGGCTTTAGAGGACAGCTTTATTAAGTTGTGTAAGCCAATATTATTTTGAGCCAAAAGGATTAAGTGGTAATAGCTCTTTCCCATTTCGTCTGGCTCTCGAAGAGTTCTGTCGTTAATGGAATAGTAAGCTTCCATGCCTATTATGGGCTTAACATTTACTTTGTTGCACTCTTTGTAAAACCTATAACACCCAGAAATGTTACCATGATCTGTCATTGCAACTGCTGGCTGATTCATAGTTTTAACAAAAGATGGGAGCCTAGAGACCTTATTTATGCCATCAAGCAAAGAGTATTCTGTGTGCACATGTAGATGTACATACTTTGACTCAGTGTGGTTGGAGGTTATATCCTGACTATTTTTAGCTGTATGCCTGGAGCAGTCATGCGTCATCTTCATTCTCGTCTTCTCTATCTGAACTGAGGATATGATGATATAGCAGTTGGTAGTCCTCTGGGTTGTCAATAAAATGACTTTTCGCCCCCAGCTTACCACCAGTACAAAGAGACTCTTCTTCTTTTGTTGCAGGGTTTATCCACTTGACGGATGAGCCTGCAAACCTCATCAACCCTACGTCTTTAGCATAACCAATTATGTCTAAATAAGGATCTGTGCCTTTTCCACATATAAAGTCAAACTCAGCAGTTTTATTTAAAGCGGGAGCAACTTTGTTTTTGACAACTTTAACCTTCATTGTTATGGCGCCATCTTGATCTTTAGAGGGCTTACTGCTTACTCGAAGTCGAACCGAGCAGTAAAAAGGTATGGCGTTGCCACCTGAAGTTGTTTCTGGGTTCCCATACATAACGCCAATTTTCATTCTAACTTGATTAATAAACAAGTATAGACATTCGTTATCAACGCTTATCTTGGATATAGAACGCAAAGCTTTTGAAAGTAAGCGAGGTAAGTCGCCTACTCCCGTTTCATTCATTAATCTTTTTGTGTCTTTTTCGCTTTGAGCAGCGTCAATACTATCAAAAACTATTATGCCGACTTTACCTGTCTTACCAAGGTCTTGACAGAGCTGAAGTGCTTCTTCGGCGGTGTCAGGATAACAAAAAATCATTTTTTTTGGTTCGAGCCCCATAGAAGTGACAAGATCCAAACCAGTAGTGCGTTCAAGATCAACATAGACAGGAGGTCTGTCATATCCATATTTTTCTGTAAACTGTTTAAGTACTTGTAGGCAGAGAGAGGTTTTTCCGGCACTGGGCGGACCATATATTTCGACGACACGATCATTAGGTAAGCCTCCAACGCCAAGACAAGCATCCAAAGATATTGAGCCTGTAGAGATTGGTGTAACTTTTTCATATTTAGGTCCTAAACTCATAATGTCTTCTTTGCCAAATTTCTTGGCAATAGAAGCTGCAATCATATCAATTTCGGGGATCCCTGTAATTTTTTTATTTGCCATTAATTAATCCTTTTATATCTAATTTTCTAGACGTTTAAACAATATTGTTGGGTTTTCATTTAAATATTCCCTATATAGCTTTTGATTAGCGTCTTCATAGTCTTCTTGAAAGTGAATTGTTTTTATTCCTGCTTGAACTAGATTCTTGAAGCAATTCCAGCAGGGTTTGCACGTGCAGTATATGGTCGCTCCTTTTAAATATGCGCCCATTTTTGCTGCTTGATTTATAGCGTTTGTTTCAGCGTGGATTGTTCTTGTGCAGTGATTACTGACAACATGACAACCCACATCTTTACAATGAGGCGCTGAAGGTAAGGAGCCATTGTATCCTGTCGATAGAATGGCTTTGAATTCTGGATTTACAATTACAGCGCCAACTTTCTTTCGAGTACAGGTACTCCTCGTAGCGACCATAAATGCTATGTCCATGAAATACTCATCCCAAGGTTTTCTCATAATTTGATGAATTTCATTTTCTTTATTATTGGTAATTAAACACAGAAAGTAACATATAGCATTACCTTTTGTGTTCAAAAAAAGTCTCTATAGGATCAAGAGATCCTTGACCAGCCACCCATAGGTGTCAGAGAGGTGGTTCGTTATGGGATCGTAAGAATCTTCAGATTCATCTTCTAGATAGGTGAATCTGTTAGGGACGTCGTAGAATTCACAAAGGCGATCATTTAGATGTATACCTTTTTCTTTATCCTCTAGCGCTTCTTGAAGGAGTTCAGAGGTAATTTTTAAACATCTTTGTGTATCAGCATCTGTTTCAATATCGAATTCCCAGAAGACGTATACAGAAAGTTCTTCAGTCATTACAAACCTCGAACAATGCTGTATTTAAAGTTCCGAAGTCGTAGGGTGATTTTGTTTCATGGCCTTGAGAAAAGAAGAACCTGCCTGGTCCTGGTGTGATATGTCTTACGGTTTCTCCCGTAGGGTTTCGATGAGTAACTTCACCAGAACCTGAAAGGACTTTAAAAGGTACGTCAGAAATTCTTGTCGGTCCGCTTGTTACGATAACTACAGAACCTGGATTTAAGTATCCACCTCCAGGTCTATTCCAGTCATCGTCTTTAATTTTAACTTTCTGTAATGTCGTTAATTTCAGATCCTTTTTTAGTTTGATCATTTTGTTTTTCTAATTCTTTGTCTAAGTTTATTTCTGAGAATTGAACACGAGATTCTTTAATGGCATCTCGTATTCGTCGTTGGCTTTTGCTTAGGGAAGATTTCCCTGTTTTTATATCGATGAAGTGTATTGACTTAATTTCATTGGAAACCCCGTCCAACAAATCTGAAAGTCCTTCAAAGCAAATATAGTCTATGGGGTTTCCCATGAATCTATAATCTTTAGGATTTGTATCTTTCAGTATGTACGGGGCTAAATGCTCGGTGGCTTGACCTCTGATGACTGCTCGTGATTTCTTTACAGCATCTTTTCTCGCTGCCTCTGTTTTTTCTTTGATTTCTAGTTTGTGTGCTATTTTCATAGCATTAGAAGCTGTTTTTAGTTCTGATATTTCAAAATCACTTGATTTATTCAAGAGTTCCAATTTGGAAACCTTACAATTAAGGTTGTGCATATTTTGTTTTTGCTCTTCAATTCGCTCAAGATGAATTGTTAGAAGGACACTCTTGTTCAAAAGATCGTGAATCTCTCTGTTGGCTGCTTTTATAGAATGGTTCTTCTTTAAGATGATGGTGAAGAACAGGACTAATAGGAAGAGAAGGATGTTATTCATGTTTTAAACCTTAAAATGCGTTGTTTATTTTTAAGAATAAATAAAACACCTTGTGCAGTCTTTCAAATGATTCATCTGAAAGGTCTATTTCGGACTCCTTCAGGATGACCTTTAAACAGAGCTTAAAGAAAATCCTGTCAGAGCCTATTTTCTTTATAGGTAGATACAATTTGTTTTTATCAAAATCTATATGTTCTGTGGAGGCCGCATGTACGGAATAAACAATACCAAAGATATTAATTGAAGCTGGGACACTAATATCGTGGAAATTCTTTTCCCACCAATAGCGTACTGATTCTTCTATTGCATATTGACGAGCTTTACTCATTGAAACCCTTTGGTTCGAGATTAATATAGAGATTAGATCTTTTGTAGCAAGGGGCTTCTCTGTGAGGACTGAGGTAAATGCTTCGAAACGGTAATCATCGTCAAAAAACATATTGATAGAATTGCGATAGCTTTGTTCAAGGTAGCGCTTGTTTCTATTTTTTGGATGCGAAAGTTTCGTATAGTCAGAAATCGCACTAATGACAACTGCCTGGATTATACGTTTATAATCTTCATCCTGGCTCAATTCCTCAAACTCAATCATACTAGACTACCTTGTTACCGTGCCTGTAGGGTCTAGTTTCATTGTATTTCATCTTTAGGGAAAGTGCTTCTTCAAGATCTATGCCGTGAAGACCGCAAAAATCAAATATTCTGATTATGCAGTCAGCTAATTCTATGGGGATTCCTTCTGGCTTTTCAGGAGCGCCCAACAGGATAGGGTTTTTTGATACATAGTAGATTTCTTGAGGTGTTTTGCCTTTCCGATGTTCCTCAAGAGCTTCGGAAAGCTCTGAGTGCATCAGGCAGATTAGATCACCTATTGTTCTCGGTTGATCGTGCCAGCCATGATCTTTCGCATTGTTATACGAAGATTTTACGTAGTCGTTGATATTATTCATATTGCACCTTTATTCGCATCGTCCCGCACCACAATTAGTGCAGGCGACACAACCATCTTGGTAGATTAGTGAGTCATTATTACAGCTTTTGCAAATCTTGTCACTTGGTATTGCTCCATCTTGAATGTATTGCTTTAGTATCCGAGATATACACTTAGAAAAACTAAACATACTGCTAGTCTTATCTTTCTGCAATTGCTCTACCATAAATTTTACTTCTGCGCCATGCCTTAGTCCTAAAGATACCATTCTTGCAAAAGCAAGGTTGTTCGGATTATTAAATACAGAAACGATATCTTTAAAAACCAATTCCGCATCTTCAAGATACAAGTCGTACTTTGCATTTTGCGATTTAAATATTCGTTTTTTTATCTTACCTTGCTTGTACTTCTTAGGTAAATCCAAGAAACTTGCATTGCCTCCAAATATCTCATAGGGCTTTCCACCCAAGAGCCCTACGAGGATGAGCCATGGTTCGTCCTGAATCTTTGTAAGGTGAATATCGCAATCAAGGTTCTCTGGTCTTTTTGGCGCAGAGTGTTGCGGAAAGTTGTCTTCCTTACTTTTGGTAATTAAGACTCCACTCCTGCTTCCGTCGACGTAAACAGTGACGCCTTTCAGCTGCTTCTCCCATGCGGTCATATATATATTGCTAACTGTAACTTCACTAGTATCTGCAGGCAGGTTTATAGTTGAGCTTATAGCATGGTCAATATGTTGTTGAATTTCAGCCTGAACGCTAAGTCTAGCTCGCCAGCTAATATCTTGGGATTCAATAAACAAGTCCGGAAGTTGCTGGTTCGGATGTAAAGCTTTCCATTCTTGCGCATTATGATGAAAGACTTCAAAGTCATGCCACTTATCACCAAGTGGATCGATAAAATCCACTGATTCGCTTGCATTCGCTTCGAGTTTCCTTCGCCTAATATAGGAGTTCCTGAATACCGGCTCAAGCCCAGAAGAGGTTTGAGAGAGTAAAGAAACACTACCTGTTGGAGCGTTTGTTAAGATGCTGATATTTCTGCGTCCATACTTTTTTATTTCAGCTTGAAGCTCTTGTGGCAATGACTTTATATAGAGGTTGTCTTTCTCAACCTCCCAGCGGAATACAGGGAAGCTGCCTCTTTCTTTCGCTAGCTGAACACTCTCTTTGTATGCTTCGATTTTCAATAAGCCATAGATTTTATTTATAGCTTTAAGAGAACTTGGGCTGCCATAAGTGAGGTTCAAGTTTGCAAGTGCATCTGCCAGTCCGTGAGTTCCGAGTCCAGTCCTGCGTCCATTCTTGCAAGCAGAATATAGCTTTTTCCATAATCGCTTTTCGTCTTCTGCATCTGAGATGTCGATTAAGCCTTGTAGCTTTTCTAATTCTAATTCCACCAAGTTGTCTGACATGCGCATTGCGCACCTAACTGTTTCGGTGAATTCGTCATAGTCGAACTTTGCATTAGGCGAAAATGCGTCTGTAACAAAATTTTTAAGATTGATTGATATCAGTCTACACGAATCGTAAGCAGATAAGGGAATCTCGGCACATGGATTTGTACTTATTGTTTTAAAGTCTAGATACTCGTTTGCTGGAAGA